CCCGCAATTTTGCGGAGACATCGATTTCGGTAAATCAACCGAACGGTGGTACACGCAAGCTCCCTTGCTATCAAATCACACGAGACGGTTTTGCGTTTCTTGCTATGGGTTTCACGGGTAAACGTGCTGCCCGGTTCAAAGAGGCATACATCAATGCCTTTAACCAGATGGAAAAACTGCTTTCAAAGCCATCCACGCTGAGCGATGCCGCAGATAACGCCAGCGTGCTTTACTCCCACCTGTCGGTAATCCACAAGGTCTGGCTGCAGCAGCTTTATCCTATGTTGGCAAAAGCTGAATCTCCGCTGGCTGTTAGCTTATATGATTATATTAATGATGCTTCGGCGCTGGCCTGCCTCATAAATTTGTCGCTGAACCCTTCAGAGGTAAGGGGGCGCAAATGATCCGGAATATTTTCAAACGGTTTACCAATCAGACTTTCCGTTGTCCTCGTCCGGGTCAGTGGTACACCACACCTGCAGGGCATGTTCTACGTGTTAGCCTGGTTGACCGTGAATGTCAGAAGGTGATTTGTGAACCGCTTGGCCGTAATTACCGCGTCAGTATGCCGCTTATAGCCTTTCGCTCCGGAAAAAACATGAAGCATCTCGGAGGTGCAGCATGAGTATGGAGCTGATGGTTAAAGCGATGAAAATTCGAGTGGGTAATCCATTGCGAAAACTGGTTCTGATCAAGCTGGCTGATAATGCCAGCGATCAGGGTGAGTGCTGGCCCAGCTACCAGCATATTGCTGACCAGTGCGAGATTAGCAAACGTTCTGTGATGAATCATATTGCGGCTCTTTGTGATTCCGGACTGGTAAAAAAAGTCACCCGGAAAGGTGAAAAAGGTAACTCAAGTAATATCTATCTCCTTCATCTTGATGGTGCAGGAGATTCACTAGGGGGTAGTGCAAATAATTCACTATCTGGTGCAGCAAATTCACCAGGTAGTGCAGGAGTTGCACCAGGGGGTGGTGCAGGAGATTCACCCAGAACCAGTCACTCTTTTGAACCAGTCAAAGAACCAGTCAATGAACCAATAGCTGTTGGTGCATCTGCTGATGAGTCTGTGCGAGTTCGTTCAAACCGACCGGAATACTCTCCGGAGTTTGAGCAGGCATGGCTGGCATACCCCAAACGTGCTGGTGGCAATTCAAAATCTGCAGCCTTCAAAGCCTGGAAAGCCCGTTTGAATGAGGGGGTAAAACCCGAAACCATGCTGGAAGGTGTGAAACGCTACGCGGGCTGGGTATCTGCGATGGGTAACAGCGGCACACAATTTGTGAAACAGGCTGTCACGTTCTTTGGCCCGGATCGTCATTTCGAAGAGTCCTGGGAAGTTCCTGCGGTATCTGCAGCCAGACGCGAGGACCCGTACTTCAAAGCCAGTTACGACAACGTGGACTACAGCCAGATCCCGGCAGGATTCAGGGGGTGATCATGAGTCTGTTAAATGACGTTCAGAAATTCATTGAAGCCCATCCGGGCTGTACTTCCGGAGACATTGCGGATGCTTTTTACGTGGGGGCTTAATGAGTAATAAATATTGCCAGGCGCTGGTAGAACTGCGGAACAAACCAGCCCATGAACTGAAGGAAGTGGGCGATCAGTGGCGCACGCCGGACAACATTTTCTGGGGAATTAACACCTTGTTTGGTCCGTTTGTTCTGGATCTGTTCACTGACGGTGATAACGCCAAATGTGCCGCGTATTACACGGCGGAAGACAACGCGCTGGCGCATGACTGGTCAGAACGTCTTGCGGAGCTTAAAGGTGCTGCCTTTGGCAATCCCCCGTACAGCCGCGCCAGTCAGCATGAGGGGCAATACATCACCGGCATGCGTTACATCATGAAGCATGCCAGTGCCATGCGTGATAAAGGCGGGCGCTATGTTTTCCTGATCAAAGCTGCCACCAGCGAAGTGTGGTGGCCGGAAGATGCAGATCATATTGCTTTTATTCGCGGGCGTATTGGTTTTGAACTGCCTGCCTGGTTTATCCCGAAAGACGAAAAGCAGGTGCCAACAGGTGCTTTCTTCGCTGGTGCTATTGCTGTTTTCGACAAGACCTGGAAGGGACCGGCAATCAGCTACATCGGGCGCGATGAACTTGAGGCATGTGGTGAGGCATTTCTGGCGCAGGTTCGCCAGCAGGCGGAAAAACTGGTCAGGGAGATGGTGGCATGAAGCTAATACTGCCTTTTCCGCCCAGCGTGAACACGTACTGGCGACACCCCAACAAAGGGGCATTTGCTGGTAAGAGCCTGATAAGCGAGGCGGGGCGAAAATTTCAGAGCGCGGCGTGTGCCGCCATCATTGAGCAGTTACGTCGTCTGCCGAAACCAACGTCGGCACCTGCTTCAGTGGAGATCGTGTTGTTTCCTCCGGATAACAGGATCCGCGATCTGGACAACTATAACAAGGCGCTGTTTGACGCCCTGACCCACGCGGGTGTGTGGGAAGACGACAGTCAGGTGAAAAGAATGCTGGTGGAGTGGGGACCGGTTATCCCGAAAGGGAAGGTCGAGATCACTATCAGTAAGTACGAGAAAACGGCGGGTGCAGCCGCCTGATCAAGAGGAGAAACGAAGTATGAATAATCTGATGGTCATTGATGGTATTGAAGTTCGTCGTGATGTTTATGGGCGTTACAGCCTGAACGATCTACATCGCGCAGCAGTAGCATCTGGTGCAAATGCCAGAACCAAGGAGCCAGGAAAGTTTCTTTCCAGCCAACAAACTGTTGAGCTTGTTCATGAATTGACCAACACCCAGAATTTGGGTGTTGACCCGGTGAGTGTGATTCATGGGGGAAATGAACGGGGAACGTATGTCTGCAAGGAACTGGTGTATGCCTATGCAATGTGGATCAGCCCGTCATTCCATCTGAAGGTGATCCGTACTTTCGACATGGTAACCAGCGCACCGGAAAAATTATCCGGACAGGCTGCTGACAAGATGCAGGCTGGTGTGATTCTGCTGGACTTTATGCGCCGGGAATTAAACCTGTCTAACTCTTCAGTGCTTGGTGCCTGTCAGAAACTCCAGGAGGCTGTTGGCTTACCGAATCTGGCACCGCGCTATGCCATTGATGCTCCTGCTGACGCGCCTGATGGCTCAAGCCGCCCCACGCTGTCACTGAGTGCACTGCTGAAGCAGTATGGTATCCGCCTGACAGCTAATCAGGCATATCACCAGATGGCGAAGCTGGGGATCGTTGAACAACGCGAACGATACAGTCGTACCGCGATTAACAACATCAAAAAATTCTGGTCGCTGACCGCGAAAGGCTGCATGTTCGGCAAGAACATCACCAGTCCTGCAAATCCGCGCGAGACGCAGCCGCATTTCTTCGAATCCCGATTCCCTGAGCTGTTAAAGCTGCTCGATACCGTTCATTGAGGTGACCGTGAGAGCACTACTGACCCCTGAAATTGCCCCGCGTATGGGGATCGTATTGTTCAGACCAGGTTCAGAGCTGATGCCCCTGTTTATGCAGGGGCGTGTCCTGTTGGAGCCTGAGCCGGAACGTTATTCATCTTTCGCCAGTGGTGCCGTACCGGCGGCATCACAACCGCTGGCGGATGATCCTGCCGTTCGGGCCGTGTTCCGCAATGAGGCAGTGATCCGTCGTGCTGGTGGCGTGGAATGTCTTGAAAGCTGGTTACTTCGTGAAAAAGGCTGCCAGTGGCCTCATTCCGACTGGCACAGCGAGAACATGACAACAATGCGGCACGCGCCGGGCGCAATCCGTCTGTGCTGGCACTGCGATAACCAGCTGCGCGATCAGTTCACGGAACGACTGGAATCAATGGCAACGGATAACTGTGCCCGCTGGGTGTTGTCTGTTGTGCGTCGGGATCTCGGTTTTGATGATAGTCACGTTGTGACAATGCCGGAACTGTGCTGGTGGCTGATTCGTAATGACCTGGCGGATGTCTTACCGGAAAGTGCAGCCCGTAAGGCACTGAGATTACCAAAGCCTGTTGTGCCGTCTGTCACCCGGGAAAGTGACCTTGTGCCTTCGGTTCCTGCCACCAGCATCATCCAGGATAAGGCAAAAAAGGTGCTGGCGCTGAAAGTGGATCCGGAGTCGCCGGAGTCTTTTATGTTACGCCCAAAACGTCGCCGCTGGGTTAATGAAAAGTACACGCGCTGGGTTAAGACGCAGCCGTGCGCATGTTGTGGAAAGCCTGCTGATGATCCCCACCACCTGATAGGTCACGGTCAGGGTGGAATGGCTACAAAAGCGCATGACCTCTTTGTGTTGCCTTTGTGCAGAAAGCATCACGACGAGCTGCATGCGGATACCGTGGCATTTGAAGAGAAGTATGGCTCCCAGCTGGAGCTGATATTTCGTTTTATCGATCGTGCGCTGGCAATAGGCGTGCTGGCCTGATTTTGTGGAGAAAGTTGATGCGTGATATTCAAATGGTTCTTGAACGTTGGGGGGCATGGGTGGCAAATAATCACGAGGATGTGGAATGGTCATCTGTTGCTGCAGGTTTTAAGGGATTAATTCCTTCGAAAGTAAAATCCCGCCCGCAATGTAGCGATGACGATGGCCTGATCATTAGCTCTGCGATGACAGTTCTTAAGAAAAAGGAACCGTATCAATACGAATTACTGGAAATGTATTATGTGTATGGGGTTACATTACGGGCGTTGGGGGTAAAACTGGGGATATCACTTAATCAGGTTGTTATCAGACTGCAGAAAGCTGAAGGGTTTATTGACGGTTGTCTGGCAATGTTGGGGGTATCTTTAGAAATTGATTGTTACATATAGTAATAAATTCAATCAAAGTAAATAATCATATTTTATAATAACCTCCTGATGATACCTGTTCATTGGGAGGTTATTATGGATAAAAATGTAGAGCATGTATTAGTTGATGCAATTGAAAATAAGCAATCTTTAACAGTCGTTTACTTAGGAGGGAGCCAGCCCGGAACATTAAGGAATATTTCTCCGATTAGTATAAATGGGGATAAATTGCGGGCAAGATGCCATAGTTCTGGAGCAGTAAAGGTTTTCAATCTTGGGAAAATACAGTTACCCAGTGACTCCTGCGCGGTATCTATGCACTATGGAGATTTAGAAGTTAAAGCTTATGAGACGATGCAGAGCGTAAATGACAACTTTCATGCCCTTTATCCTGAAGGACGATGGGGTGTTGATTTTAATGAGCATCGCTTTGCTTTATTTGATTTTTTTAAAAACGGGAAACGAAAAAAAAACGGCATTTATGGCAATTGAGTTCAGGGAAAGAGATGAAGAGAAAATAATAACAGGTGTAACAATTGATATTGGTATATCTGGAACAGTGATTTCTGAGAAGTCCCGAATCCCAAAAAGACGACCATGGGTAGTGGTTGGTCCCGAACACGGAGAATACAGTACTTATTCAACTTTGGACAAGGCTGCTACAGCGTTTTTTGAGAGGCTTTCGTTGATAGCATCCGGCCTGGAAGATAATTGATTTTATGTTTGGTATTCAGAGTTCTCCGTGCTTAAGAAAGTCAAGATTCTAAAAATACTGAATGAGCTACTTGTGTTATAACAAAAATGCTATTAGTGTGTTAAGAGTGGTTACTTCGCCACACAACTTAAACCCGCCGCTGAGCGGTTTTTTTGTACCTGTAAACCTGGTGCAGTACAGTAAACACGCTGGTGGTCGTGAATACTGGCTTTTTATCTTGCTGGCTTTTTAGACAAGAGTTATTGGTATGTCACGTTAACCGGAAAGGGTAAAAAGACATGCTGAAACAGCAGGATATGACAGAAACCGCCAGAGTTGTGTTTGATGAATTAAGCGTTACCGAACCGGCGACAGTCGGGGAGATTGCGCAGAATACTTACCTTTCACGCGAACGCTGCCAGTTAATACTGACCCAGCTTGTTATGGCGGGTCTGGCAGACTATCAGTGCGGTTGTTACAGACGCCTTCAGTCCTGAAGGCTTTTTATTTGTGGTGAATGGGCGGCTGGTGGGGGGGCGACACCTGTCAGTCCTTTGCTTATGTGTTGATGATAATTTACCTTTTGGGGCTATAATTGAGCTAACCAATTGCTAATGAAAGTAAAATTATAATGGCTGTTGTCTGTTCAGTTATCATGGTTTGCTCCCCAATTAATATTTTTCTTGAAAAGGATACGTTGTCACTTAAGCCAGGCTCAGTTGTTCTGGCCACCAAATGCATCAGGGAGCTTTTCCTTATGCATTATGGCAAAGTTAAAATTGTCGATATAAGCGAATCCGTCGTAAGTCAATATCTGGAAAGTCAGCATAAGCTGACGAGGACTCGTCTGACTGACATTCCGCTTTACCTGTTGCTGGAACCCAACAATCCTGCGTTGGCTGCGGCTTTAATTACCAGCCAGGGATTTTCCGGAGAGGCCACGGATATGTTTCTTATGATGGCCTGCCTGTCTCTGTTTGAAACAGATGAACGGATGTCATTGTTTTTAAGTGGATGTTTATCCAGCATAAGTGCCAAAGTCAGGGCGATAATTCAGACAGATATATCAGCAAGCTGGACGCTTGGTGCGATTGCTCTACAGTTGCATATGAGTGAGAGTTTGTTAAAGACAAAACTGAAAAATGAAGGGGGCATGTTCAGTCGCTTGTTGCTGGAAGAGCGGATGCGTGTTGCTGTAAATATGTTATGTTCCCGGCATGGATATGGACAGGCTATAGCAGAAAAATGCGGTTATTCAAGCAGGTCCTACTTTATTTCTGTATTTCACCGCTATTATGGCTTCCCGCCAGACAGATATGTATCCAGGCAAGGGCTTGATTATTGATTTTCATCTGATTATTATTTTTTGGCTCGGCCCTTTAGCTCAGTGGTGAGAGCGAGCGACTCATAATCGCCAGGTCGCTGGTTCAAATCCAGCAAGGGCCACCATATTACATACCGCTATTAGCTCATCGGGACAGAGCGCCAGCCTTCGAAGCTGGCTGCGCGGGGTTCAAGTCCCCGATGGCGGTCCATTATCAGCATCATGCGTTGTTAGCTCAGTCGGACAGAGCAATTGCCTTCTAAGCAATCGGTCAGTGGTTAGACTCCACTACAACGCGCCACACTTATTTTCCAGGCTCGCTTCGGCGGGCCTTTTTTGTATCTGCGCCACGCCCGGCGCATATCAACCACAGAGCCTTTCGGGGGTGAGCTTACGGAGTGGTCAGTGTGACTTTCTCTGTGGGCAGATCGCTCCCGGGCGTTGGCTCACCCACCCAAAGGAACGTCACGATGTTTGGAATCTTCAAAAAGAAAACCCGCAGAGCGGCAGCGGAAATTAAAAAGTTTGAGAAACGCGATCTGGCACAGGCGGTGATTAACGCTGCATACCTGGTGGCCTATGCAGATGGTGAATGCGAGGCATCCGAGAAAGCGAAGATCGAACAGGTCTTACGTAATCAGCCTGCGTTGTCTGCGTTTACCTCGGAAATTAATGCGATTAGCGCAACCATTATCGGTCAGCTGGATACCAATTTTAAAATTGGTCGTCGTGCCGCGTTACGCGAGATTGAGGATGTGAAACACGATACGCGTGAAGCGGAAGATGTGCTGGATGTGGCGGTGGCCATTGCGGAGGCAGACGGCGAAATTGAGCCGGAAGAGCGCAAGGTGCTGGAAGAGATTGCCGGTGTTCTGGGTCTTCGTCTGGAGAATCACCTGTGACGGTAAAACTGCGCCTGGCTGTGGCTGCACTCCTGCTGTTTCTGGTGGTGATGGTGGATCTCACCAGCAGAATCATGTCGGTGCTGGCGGATGGGGTGCTGGTCTGCGGCATTGTGGTATTGCTGTGGCCGGTGATAAAAAGAAACAGCCTGCATAATGCTTGATTTTTTTGTTTGCTGTTTATTAAAAACACTTCTGCATGGTGAATCCCCCTGTGCGGAGGGGCGATCAGCAACCAGGTATATGGGATAATCGCGGATTCAGGTGCTGATACTGAATTCACCGGGAGGCACCCGGCACCATGCAAGAAAAAGAATGTGCATGCAAACATGCCCCTCTCCGGAGGGGCATTTTTTATGGGTAAAAAATGCCCGAATGGGTTCGGGCAATAGCATGAGATACTGATATTGTTGTGTTGTTATCGTGTGGATTTTAACCAGGGTTTATCAGGCTGCGCAACTGCGTGGCCTTTTTTCATTTCTTGGGCTGTAGTCCCCGTGTGTCATTCAGGCTTCCGGACTACAGCCCACTCCATATCTGATTTAATACACTATCCCGGCCGGGAGGAATAATGACATTTAAACATTATGATGTTGTCAGGGCGGCGTCGCCGTCAGACCTTGCGGAAAAGCTGACACACAAACTGAAAGAGGGCTGGCAGCCGTTTGGTAGTCCGGTGGCCATAACCCCTTATACCCTGATGCAGGCGATTACAGCAGAAGGTGATGTGGTGGTCAGTGGTGCAACTGAGCCGGATTGGTACTACGTCATCGTACTGGCCGGGCAGTCCAATGCCATGGCTTACGGTGAAGGGCTTCCGCTGCCGGATTCATACGATGCTCCGGATCCGCGCATTAAACAGCTGGCGCGCCGCAGTACAGTTACGCCGGGTGGGGCTGCATGCAGATATAACGATATTATTCCGGCCGACCACTGCCTGCATGATGTGCAGGATATGAGTACGCTG